CAGGTGGCGTGCGTGAAGGTATTACACAAGCAGTAGAGGCCGGATCAACTAAAGGAATGGAGTTTTTTAATATGGTCATTAAAAAAGTTGTTGATGGAGGAACAATGGTTAAAGAGCAAGATAGATTTAGAACTTATACTCACCCTGACCGACCCGATATCAGCGTAGACGTAAATGTTGGCACTGGAGACTCGGCTGTGTATTTTGATACCGACCAAGGTAGTAAAGGTTTTGCAGAAATAACATCGGATATAGAAATGCCACAAGCGGGCAAAGAATTAATTGAAGGTGAAGAAGTTTATAAAAGTATGGGCCCTGACGGAGATTATTATAAAGATGTGGAAGAGGGAGAAATTCGTGGAGGTTTAACTTCTCTTGAAGAATGGATTAAAATGAAAAGAGGCTACGCAGCAGGTGGCAGAGTAGGAATGTGGAAAGGTGGAGTTCCTAAAGGACTACAGGCAGCGTTAAGGCTTATTAGAAGTAAGTTTGGAGATGATGCAATTATGAATGCAAATTCTTCAAAGCGTAAACTAACTAATGATGAGCTTGAAGATTTTGAAATGGAAATAGGTGATGCTTTAGAAGGTTATGATTTTGATGGCACTGTTGGTAATGCAGAAAGAATTTTAAAAGAGCAGAAAGCTTACGAAGCTGATATGTTTTTGGAATATAAAAAAGGAAATTTAGATCCTGTGGCAGGTGATAAATCTCCCGCTAGAAAAAGATTCTTAGAGAAAAAACTTGAAGATATGGAAGCAAGTGGTGACTCAAGATTAATGACAAGAGAGGAGATAGAAGAACTATCTTCATTTGACCTTGGTACTGAAATGGATAATTCTAAATCAATTATTCCCAAAGATGAATATAAAGAATACAGAAATGATTTTAATAAAGAAATTTTAAAAATGTCTCCAGAAGACTTATTAAGAGATGAGTTTCCTGGAATCGATGACAGGTTGGTTAGACAGATTCTAACCGATAAAAATCCTCAAAGAATTGCAGAAGTAAAACAGACTATGAGAGAAGCGTTGGAGATGCAAAACAAAGGAATGAGTGTAGATGAAATTATTGAACTATTTAAAAACACAACTAGAACAAAACAAGCTAATGGCGGAATCATTGGTTTGACAAATAACCCAATGACTGCTAGTAGTAAAGCAGGTGTTGAATCATTATTCGAAAGAAGATAGAATATCCCTATGGCTGAAATAGACAAATCATTACCCAATATCGATCCAAATGCGCTTCCAGAAGAAGCAATCATTGAAACAGAAAAAAAAGCTGAAGTTATAGATACACCTACAGGTCCAGTTGAAATCGAAATGGATGAAACAGGTGGAGCAGAAGTTTCTTTTGCTCCCGATGCAACAGAGATAGATCCATCACAAGATCATTTTGCCAACTTGGCAGAAACAATGCCAGATAATGTTTTAGAACCATTAGGTTCTAAACTTTTTGACCAATATACAGAATACAAAGAATCTAGAGCTGACTGGGAAGACACTTATAGAAACGGATTAGAACTTTTAGGATTTAAATATGAAAGAAGAACACAACCATTTAGAGGCGCTAGTGGTGTCAATCACCCGGTTCTTGCGGAAGCAGTTACGCAATTTCAAGCGCAAGCTTATAAAGAATTACTCCCGTCTGATGGACCAGTAAGAACTCAAATTTTAGGGGACATTAGTGTTCCTAAAGAAGACCAAGCTAAACGTGTTAAAGATTTTATGAACTGGCAAATTATGGATCAGATGAAAGAATATGAACCCGAATTTGACCAAATGTTATTTTACCTCCCTCTAAGCGGCTCAACTTTTAAGAAAGTTTATTATGACGATCTTTTAGCAAGAGCCGTTTCTAAATTTGTTCCAGCTGATGATTTAATTGTACCTTATTCTGCAAACTCATTAGAAGATGCGGAAGCAATTGTACACGTTATTAAAATTTCAGAAAACGAATTAAGAAAACAACAAGTCTCAGGATTTTATAAAGATATAGAATTAGGCACACCTCCAGTTACTGAAAATCAATTGGAAGATAAAAAATTAGAATTAGAAGGAATTACAAAAGATGGTCAGGAAGATCAATATACTTTATTTGAAATACATACTGATTTAGATTTAGAGGGTTATGAAGATGTGGGTGAAGACGGTGAACCTACAGGAATTAAAATACCTTACATCATAACGATTGCACAATCTACTCAAGACGTTTTATCTATTAGAAGAAATTATGCTCCTCAAGATCCTCTTAAAAAGAAAAAAGATTATTTTGTTCAGTTTAAATTTTTACCAGGAACTGGTTTTTATGGTTTTGGTTTAATTCATATGATCGGTGGTTTAACTAGAACTGCAACAGCAGCTTTAAGACAATTACTTGATGCAGGAACTTTAGCTAACTTACCAGCTGGATTTAAATCACGTGGTATTAGAGTTAGAGATGATGCACAACCATTACAACCTGGTGAGTTCAGAGATGTCGACGCTCCGGGAGGCAATATTAAAGATCAGTTTATGACTCTACCTTTTAAAGGACCTGATCAAACTTTACTTCAGTTAATGGGTATTGTAGTTGATGCAGGTCAACGTTTCGCGGCCATCGCTGATATGCAAGTGGGCGATATGAACCAACAAGCTGCCGTCGGTACTACAGTTGCATTATTGGAACGTGGTTCACGTGTAATGTCAGCTATTCACAAAAGAATTTATGTAGGCCTTAAACAAGAATTTAAATTATTAGCAGAAGTATTTAAAACTTATCTTCCACCGGTTTATCCTTATGATGTACCAGGTGCTCGAAGAGAAGTTAAAGTACAAGACTTTGATGATAGAATAGATATTCTACCAGTTGCTGATCCTAATATATTTTCTCAAACACAGAGAATATCTTTAGCGCAAAGTCAATTACAACTGGCGCAATCAAATCCTCAGATGCATAATTTATATCAAGCATATAGATCTATGTATGATGCGCTGGGAGTAAAAAATGTAAATGCAATTTTACCACCCCCACCACAACCCGCACCAATAGATCCGGCGTTAGAACATATTATGTCTATGTCCCAAAAGCCATTCCAAGCTTTTCCAGGTCAAGATCACAAAGCACACATTGACGCTCACTTAAATTTTATGAGATTGAATATGGTACAGAATAATCCTATGGTAATGAGTGCATTACAAAAAAATATTTTAGAGCACATAAGTTTAATGGCTCAAGAACAAGTTCAAATAGAATTTGTCGAAGAATTACAAGAGTTACAAATGTTGCAACAACAAACACAACAAATGGGAGCACAAAATCCAGCTATGGCACAAGGAGCGATGCAAAATCCACAGATGCAACAACAGCAACAAAGAGTTCAACAGATAACAAACCAAATTGAAGCTAGAAAAGCTCAGTTGATTGCTGAAATGCAAGAAGACTATGCTAAAGAAGAAGAAAAAATTACAGGTGAATTTGCTGGTGATCCATTATTAAAAATTAAATCAAGAGAAGTTGACTTAAAAGCTATGGAAAATAAAAGAAAAGAGGAAGAAGGAGAGCAAAGACTCAATCTTGATAAGATGAGAGCTTTAATGAATGATGAACAACACGACGAAAAGCTTGAACAAAACGAAGAATTGGCTCATTTACGTGCAGGAGTGTCTATTACTAAACAACAAATGGCAGATGAAAGTAAAAGACACGATTTTGGTAGAAATTTTAGAAAAAAATAGGTATAATTAACAGAAGGAGTAAACTATGGGAAAAGATTGGCAAAGAGGACAAGCTTTTATGAATAAAGACGTTAAAACTGAAAAAGTTTTAGGTGTTGGTAAAGATGGTTATCCAACAGGTGGCGTTAATATTACAAAAGAAGTTCCTAACATCGACGAATCTCAAACGGTTGTTGTCAGAGGCACAAAAAGAATGCGTGCTGACAAAAAACCGGTTAAAGCAACCTGGTACTAACTTATGGCTTGGTTTGGTTTAGCAAAGATTGCTTTGCAGGCTGGCACGCACATATTTAAGAAACGCCAGGAGACAAAGATGGCTATGGCTGATGCACAACATATGCACGCATCGAAAATGGCCCGAGGCGAGGAAGCTTACCAGGGAAAATTATTAGAAGCCCGTCAGTCAGACTGGAAAGACGAGGCAGTTTTGATAATTCTCAGCGCGCCCATAATTATTTTGGCATATGGGGTTATAAGTGAGGATCCCAATGCAATGACGAAGATAAATATTTTCTTCGAGCATTTCGCGGCACTTCCGAGTTGGTTCACCAATCTTTGGATACTTGTCGTGGCGTCAATATATGGTATAAAGGGAACACAAATATTTAGAAACGGAGCAAAAAAATGAGACAAAATGGAGTAAGATCAGATGTTAGATTTCCTTATTCAAAAAGTGGATCTTCATCAAAAAAACAAGGTGCTAATGACAGACTAGATGAGTCTTTAGGAATGCGAAGAGGAAAAGAGTCTACAAAAACACAAAGTTACAAATCTAGAAGAGATGAGTCTAGAGGAACTAGTAAATAAATAATGCCACAATTTTTTGATTCAACATCAGCTCGTCCTATGACTACAAGAAAAAGTATTTATAGAGGTGGTGGAATTGTTAAAGATGGTAGAGGTATGGGTGTCGCTTTAAGAGGCGGTGGTGTTGTTAAAAATAATAGAGGTATGGGTGTCGCTTTAAAAAGTGGTGGAAGAGTTGGAGCAAAAGACGGAGACTGGATTCAAAAAGCTGTAAAAGGAATGAGAAAAGACAAACCTTGTACAGGTAAAAAATTCGGAAGCAAATCTTGCCCTCCAGGATCTAAAAGATATAACTTAGCTAAAACTTTTAAAAAAATGGCTAAAAAAGGATAATATGATAAATAGAGGAAGAACTAACTTAATAGAAGAACTAGGTCGTGTTGAAGCAGAATCTCCTAACACTAATAGAAGCGATGAAGTTTCAAGAATACATAGTGAACTTAATCAAGGTTATAAAAAAGGTGGAAGAGTAAAATCTAGAGGCAAAGCTAAAAGAGGATTTGGTAAAGAAGTTAGATAGTTAAGAATGCCTTTTAAATCAGAGAAACAACGAAAATATCTCTGGAAAAACCATCCTAAAATTGCAAAAAAGTGGGCCACTAAATATGGCACTAAAACCACAAAGAAAAAGAAGGAAAAATAATGGATGATTTAGATATAATTTATAAATTGAAAAAAAGAATAGATGCCACCCTTCAACAAATTGGTGATGCAATGATTAGTGGTGGGGTTGACAGTATGGAAAAATATAAGTATATGGTAGGACAGGCACAAGCCTATCAGATAATAACACAGGAAATCTCTAACCTGCTAAAAGAGGATAAGGAGCACAATGACGGAAACGTTATCAACATTAAAAAAGGAGGAAATTCCAAAACACCGGAACGCCCTTCAACAAAAATATAACAAAGAAGAATCTCACGTAAAAAGATTAGATCCCAACAATATTAAAGAAGTAGTAGATGAGTTACCAGAACCATCTGGATATAGAATTTTATTACTCCCATTTACACCTAAAGAAAAAACTAAAGGTGGAATTTTATTTTCTCAAGAACAATTAGATCAAGCAAGAATAGCCACAACTTGTGGTTATGTTTTGAAAATGGGAGATTTAGCATACCAAGATAAAGATAAATTTGATAAACCTTGGTGTAAAGTAGGAGATTGGGTAATGTTTGCCAGATATGCTGGTTCAAGATTACCAATTGAAGGTGGAGAAGTGCGAATAATAAATGATGATGAAGTGTTAGGAACCATTAAGGATCCTGAATCAATT